GATATAAAGCCCACTACCGGGGAAGGGCTAGTTTCCCGGGATTTGTCAGCGCCCGAAAGGACGTTTGATATTCCAACTCAAATTGATGATATGTCTTATGATAAAGTTAATTATTCTACTTTTGAAGATGTGTCACTAAAAGAGTTTTTGTCCCGACCCGTGAAAGTGGCAACACTATCATGGGCTACCGGGACCGCACTGAACACCAGCGTGTCTTTGCAGGCATATTTGGGATTGATTCCCATTAAACATAAGTTGAATCATTTTGCGAGAATGCGTTTTTCTCAAGTCATCACAGTTTCAGTATCTGTGAATCCTTTTTACTCAGGATCGCTTCTCTTATCCGCTTTACCTTTAGCAGGATACGATTCACTTGAACCAGCCAGATTGCCAGCAGCACCGGTCAGTGCCGATTTCGTTCGCCTCAGTCAGAGACCCAATGTATTTATGAGTATAAATAAAAGTCAAACAATGACCCTGAAATTACCTTATTTTAATGTAACTAAATGGTATACTTTAAATCAATCAGAAACAGCTTTAAGTAATAATTTTTATGGTATATATTTAAATTCTATAAATAATTTGTCTCATTGCAATGGCTCAACCGATCCTGTTACGGTGCAGATTTTTATGTCTTTAGAGGATGTTGAATTGGAGGTACCAACCACCTATTATGCAGCCTCTGGAGAACAGAAACCAGTATCCAAAACATTGGAAAAGTTGTCCCATGCTACGAAGCAGCTCTCTGTTATTCCAGCTGCGGCTCCTTATGCTACTCCTATGTCTATGGCACTTAAGTTTGGAGCAGATTTGGCTAAAGCTTTGGGATATAGTCGTCCATTCCTCGCTGAGGATAGGATTATTAAGTCTCATAATTTTTTGTCGAATACTGATCAACCAATACCGATTCCGTTTATGGGTTTAAGTTCAGCGAATTCAGTTGCTCTAGGAGCAGAGTTAAATCTGCCCCCTGAGTATCGAGAGATGGATATAGTTGAAATTTGTAAGAGATATTCATTCTTGTCTACTACTTCCTGGACTGTAGCCTCAGCGGTTGACACAACTCTGTTACAGAGTGGGGTGTCTCCCTGTGTGTATAGAGTTAACGGATCGGAGAGGCATTTTCCAGCTACTGGATATTGTGCCTTGCCATTTTCTTATTGGAGCGGTACTCTTAAGTACAAGATACAAGCCATTGCATCTCAGATGCACCGTGGCCGACTGAGGATCACGTGGGACCCTTATCCTACTGTTGATATAAATACCCCAGGTTTTTATTCCACACCAGTCACAGTAATCTTGGACTTAGAGAAAGAGTCGGAGGTGGAATTTGAGATTCCGTTTCACTCCCAGTACAGTTCTTTGTTTTGTTCAGCCATGCAATTTCCCATTGCGGTGGGAGCCAATTTGATGACGTGCAATGGGTACATCACAATTTCAGTAATGAATTTGTTGAATACGCCCAATGGGACAGTTGACACTCCAGTTGATGTAAATGTCTGGATAGCAGGAGGTGATTCCTTGCGTTTTTATCGTCCTGGTGACAACTTGCGAACATGTTCTTACTTTGCCGCTTCTGGTAAAGTGGGACAAGCTAGTAATGTTGAAACCAGTTTGGTGAATCATGGGGAATCTATTATGAACATCCGGACTCTTGTCAAAAGAGAGTCACCAACGTATGTGTATGCAGCGCAATCTTGGTCGAGCTCTTCCATCCAAACCCTAGCGATTTATGATTTCGATAGGCCAGTTTTTCGCGGGACCAAGATTGCAGGTCGTTCACGAACTGTAACCACTGGTACCGGTGCCATTAATTTTGATTATGGCATCAACAACCTGATAACTCATTTTGAAGGTTGTTTCGCTGCGAGGAAAGGTTCTTATATAGTTCGCTACACGCGAATTTATCCTAACCTCAATGCTTTAAACTTGCTAACGGATCACGATTTTGCTTCGACTACGATTGGAAACCCATGTATTGTGACGCAGATACATAACACTCCCATTACTAATATGGCTCCTAGTGTGTCAGCTTATTTTGGAACTGCGCTTTCGGGTGCTTGTGCAACTGAGGTGGAATGTCCTTTTCAGAACGTGGCGGGAAGGAAACCGTATTATAATGTCAATGAGTTCTTACCTAATAGGTATGGTTTGACTAATTGGGGAACTGGGACTGATACCAGTTTACATGGGCCAGCACATGCTATGTATATAGCACACAATCATGCTAATTATCCTGTCCCCTTATTGAGAACCGTATCTGCAGGCGAAGATTACTCTTTGTTTTGTTATATTGGACCTCCCATCATTTATTTTGTTGAGTCGCCTGCCTCTAATGCATAACTCGAGACAAACGTGTAAAGCTCACGTAAAGCTTTAGATGAGTGTAATCCCACTCAAACAAACGTGTAAAGCTCACGCATAGCTTCAGATGAGTGTAATTTCACTCAAAAATTTTTGTTCTATATGTTTATATGTTTATATGTATATAAATCAGTAGATGTCTTCCAATAGGGAAGACCAAACCTAGTAATTCGCTTGTTACCAGGTTTTGGTAACACAATCAAGCTCTTTAAGAGAAGCCCCTTACTA